AACAGTTAGTATAACATAAGGAGTTTTGTTATGTCTGATACAGTAATAAATATGCCCGATGGCTCAAAGTGGTCACCGTCCACCTCTGTAGATGTTGTGCAGTGTGAGAGCTGTGGAAACTTGGTAGACACACCCGCAGAGATAGCGTCATATCCTGAAGGAAATTGTCCAGATTGCGGTGAGGCTTGGAAAGGTGGTGAGGTTAGAGCTACAACTATAACAGTAACAGCTCCTGCACAGATAAATGGTGATACCTGATGGATCTGCCCAAGGTAAATATCGCTGTCGCTGCTAGCGCAGTTGTAGCCATAGTTAGCACGGTTGGAGGTGGTATTTGGTACGCCTCTTCCCAAGCATCAATTATTGAGGGGCTAACAGAACAGGTTGAGACTTTAACCATTGAGAACAATGCTACTGACAGAACAAACCTTATTCGTGATGTAGAGGAAAACAGCGAAAGAATAGATGAAATTATAGAATACATCATCGAAGTCGAGGAGGATGGTGGCGACACGATTGATGAGATTTACGAAGAGTTTGAAGATGTATACGAAACTCAAGAAGGGTTTATTTTACAATTCAATCAAATCGTGAAGTTACAAGCTAGAGTTAAAACTTTAGAAAATACAATAGAGTTTTTGGCAAGACGCCCAACAATGTCTGATGGTAGATAGCAATGGACCCTATTACAATCCTTGCGGGTATCAAAACAGGACTAGCTGCAGGTAAAACCGTAGCTGGACTTAGCAAGCAGATTGGACAATTCTTTGATGCAACTGACCACGCTAAGAAAACGTTACAGAAAAAAGGTGTATCAGGCAAAAGTGCAAATGCTACGGCGTTGGATCGCTGGGCGAAAGTTAGACAGGCAGCAGAGGCTGAAGAAGAACTCAAAGAGTGGATTACTCAAACCTACGGAAGATCAAAATACTTAGAACTTTTAAAGATTAGAAGAGAAGTTTTAGCAGAAAAACGTGAAGCAGAAGCACAGGCAAGGCGTGATGCTATACAACAACAGGAATTAATGGTTACGATAGTAGGTATAATTGTACTTCTTATTATGACATTTATAGGAGCAGCAGGATACTTGCATTATATGGGTTGGTTGGACATTTGGGATTACTTTCCATGATTTACGTCTTAGTTTTTTTACATTTTGTTAGTACAGATCGACTGCAATACTATCAGATTGGCACATATTCGGATAAACAGGAATGCCTAGAACAAGCAGAACAGGCAAAAATAATGGTAACACACAACAGTATGAAGGTGACTTGCCTAGAAGTGAACAGCCAACAATAGTAGAACACGGTAAGAAGTTTGCGGCTTATGATAAAAATGGTAAATTAATTATACTGGGTTATAATAGACGGATAATACAGGAGTATGCAGATGCCCAAAGCAAAATACGACTTGAACGACAACGGCAAGATTGACCCAGATGAGCGTCAAATAATGCTCGAAGACAGGCGCAGGATGATGGAAGACGCCGATGCCAAGCGAGATGCACAGCTACGAATGACGTGGTTTGCTCTAAGTGGTATGGTTCTATACCCTTTTGCTATTGTCGTGTCCTCTTGGCTAGGCTTGGAACAAGCGTCTAAACTACTGGCAGATATAGCTGCTGTGTATGTTGTTGCCGTGTCAGGTGTAACCGCAGCCTATTTTGGTTTTACAAATATGGGGAGTAACAAATAATGTTACAGTTTTTAACACCACTAGCAAGTTTGGCAGGGTCATGGATTGATGCTAAGACTACAAAGCAAGCTGCTGAAGCCAAGTTAAAACTTACAGAAGCCGAAGCGAAAGCAAAGATATTACTGTCTGAAAAGACAAGCGTTGCCGATTGGGAGCGGGTCATGGCAGAGAACAGCGGATCAAGCTGGAAAGACGAATTTTTCGTTATTGTGCTGTCAATTCCACTTGTGCTTGCATTTATTCCGGGTGCAGAGGGTATTGTAGATAGAGGTTTTGAACAACTTCAAAAAGCACCAGACTGGTATTTTTACAGCTTGGGTATTGCAATTTCAGCCTCTTTCGGTGTGAAAGGGTACAAGCAGTTTGTAAGGAGAAAGTAATGGCGTTTGAAGCCTTAAAACAGTTACAGGAAAAGTGTGGGGTAACTCCTGATGGCGCGTTTGGCCCCAATACAGCAAAGGCAATAGTAACACACTACGAGTTGTCTCCAGAAAGAGGCGCACATTTGCTAGGGCAGGTGGTACATGAAAGCGGTACGTTTAGATACACAAGAGAGAACCTAAACTACTCCGTAGAGGCTATGATGAAAGTATGGCCTAGCCGTTTCCCTACAGAAGAGAGCGCGGAGCCGTTTGCCAAAAACCCAAAAGCACTGGCTGAGAACGTGTATTTTGGCAGGATGGGGAACGACACGAAAGAAAAATCTAGCGCCTACATAGGCCGAGGATTTTTACAATTAACCGGATATAACAACGTCCGAGCCTTTGCTTCAGACATGCGTATACCAGAAGTTTTAGAGAACCCGCAGTTACTAGAAGAAGACTATGCAATGGACACGGCTCTGTGGTTCTTTAAGAAGAATAACTTATGGAAAATATGTGACGAAGGTGTCAACGATGACGCTATAAAAAAACTGACAAAACGTATAAACGGTGGCTATACTGGGCTTGACCATCGTGCGAAGGAAACAAAGAAGATTTATGAGTGGATATCTTAGCACACAGATGCTATTATACACACAGACTTGTTGGAGATAAGTATGGTACTTCCCCTTTTAGGTAGCTTTTTAGGTTCAGCATTACTACCAAGTTTAGCAGGGACAGGAATAACAGCAGCTCTAGCTAATCCTGTTGTGGCAGGGGCTTTTGGTTCTGGAATTGGTAGTTTACTACAAGGGGATTCTTTTGAAGAAGCTCTAGGCACAGGGCTTACTTCTTACTTTGGCGGTAAGTTACTAGGTGGTCTAGCAAAACCTGTGGCTACATCTGCACAAGCAAGTTCTGCGGCTCTAGATGCAGGTCTACGAAAAGCACCTGAAGGTTTTATGCAATTAGCCGAAAACTTAGGCGGAGATACTACCGCAGGTTTCGCTACAAAGTTAGCAGTGCCTACAGGAACTCCTACAACGTTGTTTGATCAGGGATTTACAAAAGAAGGTTTACAATCAGCAGGGCAAAACATAATGGGCGCTCTGTCACAAGGCGCTAAAACAGCAATGGCTAACCCACTAGCTGCAGCAGGTACAGCAGGTGGCGCAATGTTTGCCGATGCTTCTAATCAACAAGGTGGTGTTGAGCCAAAAACACCTTTTCAACCAAGAGAGACAGTACCCATCCAACAAAATATAAATACACCTTTTGCAGGGTACAGGCCGGGTGTGGACCCAGAATTTAACTACGGGTTCCGCAACCCCGCCGCAGGAGAACTACAAACACAGTTCTTAAATCAAGGCGGTATGGCAGACTACGTAAATCCTACAATGTTATCTAAGGGCGGTATAGCTACCTTTGCCAAGGGCGGGGATATGCCAGACATGCCAGAAGAGCAGATGGGTATGCCTGACGTTAACGAAAAAGACATCATCGTAAACGCTGTAAACGCCTTAAAAGGAAACATACCCGAACAACAAGCATCCATAGCACTCGCTATGTTTGTAAACGAATACGGCGAAGAAGCACTAAAAGATTTAGTCGCAGACGTACGTGACGGTGAATACGACAACATCGGCGGTAAAGCTGACGGTCAAATAAAAGGTGGCGGTGATGGTATGAGTGATTCAATCCCTGCAACTATAGACGGCAAGCAAGACTTATTATTGAGTTCAAAAGAGTATGTGGTAGATTCCCCTACTATGTCCTTAATTGGTAATGGCGACCCTGACGCAGGGGCAGAGAAATTGGATAATTTTCGCAAAGAAATCCGTAAAAAGGCTACTGGCTCTCCTGAACAACCAAAACAAATAGACGCTGAAAAGATTATGAGAACTGCTTTATCATGAAAGATGTACAGACAGGTCTGATATTTTCTCCAATACCAAAGGACTATGCCAAAGGTATATGGCCTAGCGTAGCAAAAGTGCTAAAAAAGTCAGTTAGTACAGCAAAAGGTAAGTACGAAGTAGATGATGTACTAGACTGCATACTAAAAGATGAGTTGGTGTTGTGGGTTGTAATAGATACCGCTAATGATGATGTTGTAGCAGCTATAACAACTAGGCTTATTGAGTACCCACAAGGCAACGCTATGGCTATGGATTGGATAGGTGGTACAAGAATGAAAGAATGGTTGTCTATGGCACAGGAAAGAATAACTCACTACGCTAAAATCCATAACTGCAAATATTTAGAAGGTTATGGTAGAAAAGGTTGGGGTCGTTGGCTCAGAAAGTATGGATGGAAGCCAGACTATATTGCTTATAAGATGGAGATAGACTGATGGGCAAGGGTAATAAACAAGCGCAGTCCAGTACGCAGACAAACATTAATGAGTTACCAGAGTATGCACGTCCGTATGTAGATAACCTATTAAAGCGTACAGAAGCTGAATCTCTTAATCAATATCAACCTTTTCAAGGTCAAAGAATAGCTCAGTCTGGCGATTTCCAAGATATAGTTGACTCTAGAAATATGGTCAGGAACGTTGCAAACAGAGGACTACCCGAGCTAGATGAAGCAATCGGCGGTATGCGAGATATATCACGACGCGGTCAGTTCACAGGGCAAGTAGCACAAGACTATATGAACCCGTACATGGAGCAGGTTGTAGACAGGCAGAAGCAAGGCGCGATACGAGATTTTAACCGTATGGGTGCAGCCAGAGCAGCAGATGCGGTAAATGCGGGGGCGTTCGGTGGGTCTAGACAAGCCGTGAATGATTACCTAGCGCAAGAAGGTTTGCAACAACAGTTAGGCGACATAGACGCCGCAGGTAGAGAGGCTGCATTCAGAGATGCTAGAGCAGGGTTTGAGACAGACAGGTCTGTAGGTATGACAGGTCTTGGACAGTTGGCTACAATGGGTGGTTCTCGTAGAGCTGGTGACATTCAAGGCGCACAACTACTTGAAGGTATAGGTAAAGCACAGCTTGGCGAACAACAGGCGGGTCTGGATATGAACTATCAAGATTTCTTAACACAACAAAACTTTAACAAAGATCAGTTAGGGTTCTTGTCCAACATACTACAGGGTGTGCCTATACAACCTAATAGGGAAGTATCTAACTTTCAAAACTATAACCCAATGCAGCAAGCACTAGGTGCAGGTATAGCAGGGTTAGGTCTCTATCGTGGAATGATGTAATGAAAAATGTTATACAGCAGAAAACTGAGCTAAAGGGTTTGCCAGAGCAACAGCTTATCAAAGAAATGCAAATGCCCTCTGGTGTATACGAGCAATATCTTGTGCTTACTGAATTACAGCGTAGAAAGCGGATAAACGACGATCAAGCACGGAGAGAAGCGGCTGATAATACAAAAACTGTCGCTCAAGAAGTAGTCAACGCTGCAGGAGTGCCACAAGGTGGCATAGCACAACTAGCTAGCGCTATGAACGCAAAGACAGATAATACACAGAACACAGGCATCCAAAAAATGGCAGAGGGTGGCGTAGTAAAAATGCAAAACGCAGGTAAACCGCCCTCGGTAATGAGTAATATTCTGTCTTTAATGAACCCGTATAGTGTCAAGAATATAACAGATTATAATCCAACCGTAGCAAAAGAACCTGAAATGACAGCTTTAGAAGCACTGGAGGTAATACCCCCAGATGCTGCAAGGGCTTTAGAGATATCTAAAAAGATACAAGTAGGTAAGAGCGTCAAAAAGGTTTTAAAAGAAGCAGGATTAACAGGTTTAGAAGCATTAAATCTAGTAGCGGGGGCAGGGGCGTACATAAGTCTAGATACCGGGTACAAGACTCTAAACGCTATAGGCACTCTTTTTGATGATGATGACGCCCGTGTAATTTTTGACATGGCGCAAACCCTAAAAGACAGGCAAACAGATAAACTATTTAAAAAACATGGTAATTGGTTACAACGAAATCTTCCTAGGATTAACCCTAATTTTGCTTATACCTTTGATGACAGAGAAAAAGTAGCAGAGCAGCTTAGCGTAGAAGAATTAGAAGGTATTAGAAAGAGTTCAGAAGCTGCCATTGCCAAGGCAGATACTTATGATGAGTTTGGTGATAGACCAGCGTCTTTCGCATCACTATTCGCGGAAGGTACTCCTGTTGAGTTCTTAAAAGGCACACCAAAAAATGTTCCGAAGACCTTACCTTTTGGTCCAAAAGATAGTTTTGACCCATTTGGAGATCCCGCACGTTCTAGGTTTACTAAAGGTTTTCCTCGCAACCCTGATCTGGTTGGCAATCCAATGACTGATAATTCAAATAAACTTTTATTGAGTCAGAATACGGATGCTGTAAACGTGCCTCCTGTAAGTTCAGAATCCGCAGTTCGATCAAGCGTGGCTGAAGAAATTTCACGGTTGGGTGGTCCAGCTCAGACTAATGTATCACAACCACCAGCTATCAATCCCGAGGGAGATTCAGATGATACACTATTTTTTAATGTAGCCAGTGCGGATCAACCGTTTAAATTAGGTGGTAAGGCACTAGAAGAGGCAGAAGCTAAAAAGGCAGCGCAAATTAAACAGTTACTTGCTTCTGAAGCAACAGACCTTCCTTTTGTTTATGGGCCAGAAGAGGTTTCTTTTAGACCATCAGATAGGGTAGTAAGACCTAGAACTCAAGAGGGTGATGTTTATAGACCAGATCTTAATAACGAACTTGCTATGATAAGAGCAGGTCTTACACCTAAAACTGATCTTGAAGCTCTAAACTTTGGTGATCGTTTCCTTGGCTCCAAGCGTAGTTTTGATGAATTTGGAGACCCTAAAATTGTAAACGAAAGTCCATTTAGTGTAAACGAGCTAATCAGTAACATGCCAAGGAGTCAACTACCAGACTATGGCGATGCTATGGCTGACTTATCAGGTAGGGCGGCAGACTATTTCAAAGATGCACGGTCAGGTCGCCTCGATCAAAGCCCAGAAGAAGTATATGGCGATCCTTCTACTGCGTATCTACCATCATCCGTGCGAGATTATTTTGCACAAACAATAGAAAATCAACAAAAGGCTATGCCCGGCGGGGGAGGTCGTTCAGGGCTTGGAGCGTTGTTCGCACAGACATTGGAAAATCAACAAGAAGGCATACCCGGTGGGGCTGATCCGAATGCTAAACCTACTCTTCAGTCTAGATTCGATAGGGCTAGACTATATCTTGAAGGTCTAGGTCAAGACATAAGCAACATGACACAAGAAGATGTCATCGATCTTGCTAAGAGCCTTGGAATGAAAGCTGTAGATCTCTTTGAGACAGGCACTGATCTTGCAGCAGAGAAAATAGCAGACTTTAGAACAACCAGAGCTAATAACAAGGCGTCAGCAGCATTTGACTCTGATACGCTAGGTGTTGGTAGCGAACCAGTAGACTTTAGAGCGATAGATAAAGCAACTGCGGAACGATCTAAAGGAGATCAAGACCAAACAGATACAGCTACTCAGTCACAGATAGACAAACTAATGGAGCTACTTAGTAAACAACAGGGCGCTATAGATAAGCAGTCTGGAACATCTAGTGCAGCGTTGTCCAAATTTCTTGGTGGTCTAGAGAAAGATAGAGAGTTTGATAAGGCTATGGCTTTGGCTAATGCAGGTGCAGCACTCATGATGCCCTCTGCTACGATTGGCGAGGGTTTTGGTAAAGCTATAAAAGCAGGGACGAAGACCCTACAAAAAGGTAAAGATAGCTACAACAAAAGCAAACTACAGGTACTTGCACTACAAGGCCGCATAGATGCAGCTAAAGCCGCCGCTGCAAACAGGTCTGCAATATCAGGAGCAACGCTATCTTCTCGTATCTTATTAAAACGAAGAGAAGAACTAGCAGATCAGCTTGAAAGACTAGCTCCATTTGGAACTGAACCAAAAGCAGAATTTGCGGATAGAGTTAAAGAACTAAAACGAGCGATTAGAGAGACAGACGATCAGTTAAACTCAATGATAATGACCGCGTCTTTTGGCAGCACGGGTACAGGTGGCGACGTATTTGCGAACTATAATCTAACGGGGTAGTTGCATGGGTAATGTCATCCAAGCTAGTGAACTTAGCGGACGTAAATACAGTTTTACTATCGCTGGAGATGAACCCACTACAGATGAACAACGACAGATAGATGCTATAATCAGGCGAAACGATGCAGAGTTTGCGGCAGAATATGAAGCCGAATATGGTAAATCTGCTACGCCCGGCGAGGGTTCTGGGTTTTCTAATCAGGTAGGTGAGTTCTTTAAAGGTATAGGTCGAGGCGGTATAGGCCTTGCAGAAACTTCAGCACTTGGTACTGCAGCGCTATTACCTTTAGACGATAAGACAGAGATGTCTGCACGAGAGTTTATTCGTAGTTTGTCTTACGGCGCACAACGAAATATACAACCAGACATTGGTCTAGAAGACTCAAAGGCAGGTAAGTTTGGTGAGACGTTAGGATCTGTAGCAGGTACGTATGCCCCCGCGTTTATACCGTATGTTGGTATACCGTTAGCGTTTGGTACGGCAGTTACAGCGGGTAGTGGTGAGGCAAGTGAAAGAGCGTTAGCTGCAGGTGCTACTAAAGAAGAACGAGACTTATCTACACTACAAGGCGCAGGTGTAGGCGCTACTGAACTTATTCCTCTTGGTGGCCCTATAATGAGGCGTATAAGAAGTACAGGTGGACTTAACCGCATAAAACGTGCGCTTGCACAGGGTGGTATAGAAGGCGCACAGGAAACAGCGGCGAACGTACTGCAGAACCTTATAGAGCAAGGATATAATTTAGAACAAGAGCTTGGAGAAGGTAATTTAGAGGCAGCAGGTTATGGTGGAGCCGCAGGTGGTACTGTGCAGTTCTTGGTTGATTTAATAAGACCCGGACGAGCGCGTGGCACTACTAGCTTTAACGAAACTATTGGAGGCTCTACTGCTTCGGCAAGTAGTCAGGAAAGAGATACAGAACAGACTGAACTTGAAGGTGTATTACAAAATATTTTAGAACAAAACCAAGGAGCGACAGATGCAACTGATACCACCACAGATGATGCTGACAGCGCAAGAACTGGAACAGGCGATGGAAGTGGTGAATCTAGCGTGGCTGGAGGCGAAGGGGTTGGAAGTGGAGTTGAGAGTACCGAAGACGCTGTATCATCTGACGATGGACCAGTGGGAGGAGGTGTGCTGTCTACTGATGGTGCTACAGACACAACAGGAGATAGCTCAGATACACTAGCCGATGATATAAAAACTAAAGCTAAAGTACAAAGTGTAGAGGAAGAAGCCAAAGAGGAAGAAGCCAAAGAGGAAGAAGCCACAGACGAGTCTGTAGATATGAGTGGTCTGGTTGGTAAGAAAGACGATGCAGAGTTAGATGACACTACAGAGGAAGTCACAGACAAGTCTGAGGGTAAAGGTGTACCTGACCCTGCAGCAGCAGGTGGCGTACGTAAAAAGAATAAATTCAGCGAAATAACAACAGACACTCTACTAGCACAGGCTACAACTATTAGTGGTCCACAAGGCACTAGGTTCATAGACCCCAACGACCCTGCGGGACTACAGAATGACCTGATAATGCAACAGGCAGAACGTGATGTTCTTGTTGGTAAGTTCGCGGGATGGAAGCAGAAGAATCCAGAGCTAGGAGTCTTTCATGATCAGCTTGTTGGTGACAGAGAAGCGTCAAGCCCAGAAAACTACCTTTCTACGAGAGATCTTGCAAAACTCAACACCCTATCAAGGAAATACGAACGGCGTGATGATCCTGACGAGATTGCTCTGACACCTGAAGAACAAGCCGCGTTTACTTTTTTTGAAAGGTTTGAACGACCCGAGACAGCTTTAGACGAGATAGCCTCACGCACACAGATAAGAATAGGCGATACTGCCCCTGCGTCTGTAAAAGGGACGCTTGGTGGGATGGAGATAACCAAGCAGTCTGGCGAGGGTCAGGCCGCTCGCGCCGCTGCGTTTGCAGAACCTTTTGATCAAGATACAGCAAAATTAGCAGAGAAGTGGGTTACTGATAACTTAGCTCCAGAAACCACCAACCGTTACAACGAACAGAAGGCTGACGTACTAGAACGTCTAAACCCAAAAAGTCGTAAGCAGTATAAGATTAAAACAAAACTACAGGATGTAGATCCTAGACCTGTTGGTCGTGATCCTGAGACAGCAGCAGCACAGGCTGAGTGGGACGCTCAATTTGCAGATGCGTATACTAGAGATGGTAAACCCAAGCCTACACAAGCTGAAGCAATGGAGGCTAAAGTAAAGGCAGACGAACAAAGAGCGACGGAGCGTCTAAACGAACAACTAGATAAAGAACAAGTAGAACAAGAAAGAGAAGAAAGACTAACAACTGGTATCTCATTACCTTCAGAGATAGAAGGACTAAGCACAGACGTAGTAGATTTAGATACAGAATCTGCGCTATCTAAACTAGACAGAACAGAGTTTCTCACAAAAGCGGAAGAACGTTCATTAAACTTTAAAGATGCTCAATCTCTAAAATCTGACGATCTAACTAAAAATGCGATAGCAAAACTAGAGTACTTTAGAAACGCTCATCGAGCAAAGATTAGAGAAGATGAAAATTTATTAGCAAGTCTGTATCCGGGAGAAGGGCTTACTTACAAAGACCTAACTCAAGACAGAGACGGCTCTCTAGGTCTCCCAGATTTGTTTAATAAAAAAGATGCTCTCCTTACTCAATTTGTTACGGATCGACATCGACCTTTAGATCCTACAGTTATGACTATGTTGGAGGACAACAACTTAGCCGATGCATTGAGGCAGTATGCTGCAGATGCAGACCCCGCCTCTAGAATGTTTGCAAAAACTTTTGCTAAGTACGCAGGAAACACGCAAGTGCGTTTCGAAGATAAGGGCGAGCAGATTGCAGGATTATTTGCTCCCCGAACAAACACAATAACATTCAACACAAATGTACCGACAACAGAACACACATTCTTACACGAAGTGGGTCACGCTGTCATGTCTTCGTACATAGCAAATAACCCACAAGCTGCACCTGTAAAAACGCTTCGTAAAATATACGACGATGTTAGAGAAGCTTTTCCTAGTGCCTATAACTTTGACGAGTTTATCGCTGAAGTGCCTTCCAACCGACAGATGCGAACTACTCTATCTGAGCTACTAGACCCTAACAGGTACGGCACAGCCTACCAAAGAGTTATGGAAGCAATACGTCGTATATTCCAGAGGATCGGATTTGAGCTTGGCGGTAAGCCCCCAGTGCAGAAGTCTCTCTTAGAGGTGATAGACCCACTTGTATATAAACTTATGGAACCTGCACCGACTTCTAGGGATGCTGCTCCATTGTTTCAGATTGCCCACAACCCTGCCGCAGTAGACCGACTGTTCCAAGATGCGACAACAAATAGTCCTGTGTTTGATGAGACGGCATACAACAAATTTGAAGAGCTAACAAAACAAACACCCAAAGACTGGAGTCAGGACAAGTTAGGCACGGTGAAAGGTTGGGTACTCAAGGCCACTCCTCTACACTACGTCACACGCATGGCTGAGAAGTTTGCTCCAAGTGCGGCAGATATAAATAATCTAGTAAACCAATCTGGTGGAGAACTTCAGTCAGGGTACGACAAAGTAAATCAAGTGAATGATGGGATTGTTAAGTGGGCTAACAAATCTAGTAAAAAGAACATATCCGCATGGAATCGTTTGAATAACATAGGTACTTCTTATCAAGTAAACCCTGCACTTTCAGAGCGAGAAGCTAGAGATAATTACTCTCCTGATATGTATAAAGTGTATGAGATTATACGAAAAGATTACAAGAGACTACAACGTGTAGACAGAGGTGAACCTATACGACTTTATCATCAGTCTCAAAATATGTTTAAGGGTTTGGTAGAAGACCTGATAAAAGCCATAGACACACGACTAGAGGCATCTGGTGTACCTGAACAATCTAGAGCCGCTATACGAGATACTTTCTATACTAACCTTATAAAGAAAGGTAAGTTAGAGCCTTATACTCCATTACAACGTGACGGTGGAGACTACTGGCTATCCCTCAATGCTATTGACCCGGTAACAGGACGTATAGAAAGATACTCAGACTCGTTCCAAGGAGAACAGGCTAGGGATCGGGCCAGAGAAGCTATAGTAGCAGATGCCAAACAAAATATACTAGCCGCTCCAGAAGGTTCACCTGCAAGAATTGCTCTTGAATCTCGTACTCAGGGTATGTCTCAGATGTCTGAAGCAGACGCATTAAATGACATGCTTGCTGTAGAATCTACACAAGAACTAGATGCTACAAGTTTTATGAGACGTGCGCCAAACGCGTCCTTTGTTAATGAGCTAATGGCTAAACTAGAAGGTAGCGGTGAGCTAACTGCTGAAACAAAAGACGAGATAGCCAACGTCATACTTAAAACCTTACCTGAGACATCTTACCTACAGTCGTTTAGAATGCGTAAAGGTGGTGACCTTATCAAAGCACGTATGGGTTATAACGAAGACTCCATGAAAGCTATCGCAGATCGCTCTAGGTCTCTGATACGACAGTCTGTTAACATAAAATACAAAGCAAAGATGCAACAAGCACTTAGCAAAGTTGAAAACGAGATGAATGAGAGCGGTGGTAACCGTATAAACAAAAACGAACTACTCAACTCTTTACGCAGCACTGTAAGCGATGGTCCAATACCCGAACGTAGTAAAACTTCTAGGGCTTTAACAGGTATTGGATTTAACATGACACTGGGTATGAACATATCAGGCGGTCTCGTTAACTTAACGCAAGTGCCGTTAGTTACCTTTCCATATCTTGGTGCTAAGTACGGATATGGAACCACTATGAGGGGTATAAAAGGCGCTATGTCCCTCATGAAAAATAGCGGTGGTACTCGTACAATCATGGGGTATGGCACAGATGCTAACAATCAAGCTATTGAGACCGAAGTGGGTTCGGGATATTCGATCAGTAACGTGAACCCCAGAAACTTGACACGTGTACAGAGACGTATCCTCAACAAAATGGGTATAACCCCGGAAGAGTTGCAAGTGTTCATAGATACTGGCGTAGATCTAGGGCAGTTCAAAAGATCTCTCGATCATGAAATACTGGATGTAGATAGAATGGGGGGTTTCTGGTCTAAGTTTAATAAATTCTCTGGGTTTATCCAACACCACACAGAACGTGTAAATAGAGAAGCGGCCTTGTTTGCCGCATATCGCGGGGCATTAAACAAGCTATCACCACAACAAAGGGCTAATCCTGATTTACTGCTCAAGGCAGCACAAGATGCAGTTTTTGATACAGAAACTACGAACGGTGGTATAGCCGCTGCCGCTGCTCCTGAACTTGGCAGAAGAAACTTAGGTGCGGTTATCTTTATGTATAAACGATACGGCGTATCAATGATCGGTATGCTTACCGAGATGGTTATGAAAATAACAAAAGGATCTCCTGCAGATCGACGTATGGCGTTATTTCAACTAATAGGTTTGTATGGATCGTCTGGTCTATTAGCAGGTGTATATGGTATGCCCGGGTTTGGATTAGCAACAACAGTTGCAGACACGATCATGGCTGCTATGGGAATGGACCCCGGTGGAGAAGATGATGATGCAAAGACAATGGTACGCGCCTACGTACAAGAGGGACCGTATAGAGGAGCTGTAAACTACTTTACAGGTGTTAATATATCCTCTCGTGTTGGACTCAGCGAATTAATCTACAGAGATTCTATGATGGACAGAGATTGGCCTCTGTTGTTTAGGATGGCAGAACAGCTTGGTGGTCCTGTCATAGGTATAGCCTTAAACACAGAGCGCGGATTAAATCAGATATTAGAAGGCGCTGCTGACGGAGACACAGAAAAACTAAGACGTGGTATAGAGACCATATCCCCTGCAGCTATAAAGAATATGCAGAAGGCGGCTAGGTTTGCACGGGAGGGCGGTGCGTATACTATGGACGGTAAACCAATCGTTCAAGATCTTGCAGACGGACACCTGATTGCTCAATTCTTTGGTTTTAGCCCTGCATCATATTCTGCTACTATGGAAGCTAACTCTAAGGTTATGCGAAGACAAGCGGCTGTACTAAGAAAAAGACGTCAAATCTACAACATGTATGCTAGAGCGTATTTTGATGGGGATATTGAAGGGATGCAAAGGACGGCGCAAAGGATAGCAGAATATAATCAACGTTACCCGGGATATCCGATTCTACAAGATAACATAGACAAGTCTATACGTGGTAGGATACGGCAGCGGGCCGGGGCATACAATGGCCTCACCTTAAATCCAAGGTTAAAAAATATGTTAGTAGAGCAAGCCGAAAGATACGGAGACCCTACTATCTTTGATTAAAAAAAGCCCCTACTCTAGGTAGGGGCAGTGTTGGGAGAACAATCTATAGCGTAATTCCAGACTATGGAGTACTATATACTGTATGTCTCACCCATATCATGTGGTTCTCCAAATACGCAAGCCTAATTTGCCATCTTCTTCTAAAACTCGCGTTTCTATCTCCCAGTACTTCATTTTTGCAACATTTTTGGCTTGTTCTTTCGCTTTTTCTGTATTCACGCAGGGTACAAACACAGAATAACCCACGTCCATAGCCTCCCAGTTGACGCTTATACCAACGCCATCTGGGTTTAAGTCATCTATTTTAAGTACTTTCTGATTCATTTGCGCTATCAATACTAAAATCTAATTCGAGTGCTTTGCATGGTGGGATGTCAAACTTTGTACCTTTACCAAACCGCACAACTACATTTGATTTTGCATTCATGTCTGCTTTTAAACTCTTAACAAGTTCTGCATAGTTTATCTGCTGTTTGGCACACCACTCTCGTAAGGGCGTCGGGCGAATATATAACTTTCTTCTGTCCGTCTCGTACCGTGCAACCAAAGACCTTGGATTAAAGTCAGGTATGACTATCTCCTCTACACCGTCAGTTCTTTTATCCTGACTACTTCGTATATGTAGGATGTTACTCCAGTGTTCTGCAATAAAATCATTCATGGTCTCAGTCACAGACGCGCCTATGTCGTTTACAGTGTTACGCTGTCTTCGTAGCAAGTCTACGATCCAGTCAAACTGCTTGTCCATAGGGTAGTCTACAATACCTAGTTTAGATGCTATAAGAAGTCCTACCATAGACGCCGAACACCCTGCGCTCCAGAACCTGTTCTCAGAAGTAAGCCCTGCCGCTTCGTCTATTCTCTGTCTAGCTTGTTGCATCAGACCGCGTACGGTATCTTTGTTAGCTATCACCCACTGTACATAGTCTTCAGCAAACCACCCATAGTTCTTCTTTACATCTTCAAACAAAGCGTCCGTGACGATCTTTAGTTTTGGATCGGGCTTAATCATGCTAGGCACGTCTATCTCTAGTAGCCTCTGCATTTCTGCTTTAGGTTCAGCTTTACCCTGTCTAAGTAATTCCCATGCACTTGTGTTAGCTGACGAAACACTGAGTAACTCCCAAGGTCTACCTCTTGTCCTTTCTTGGTTACCGCTAACGGTCAACCTGTTTTTCTGCCTACCGCCAGATAATTGATACACAAACTTAGAAAACTCTAGCCCTGTTATGTTTGTCATCTCATCCATAGATAGGAGTATGTTATGTAAGACCTCTCCACGGTTCATCATAGAGTTGTAGGTATCGTCTCTCTGGTTCATCAAAAGTTCGGGATGACCCCACACAGACAACGCCATCATCTGAGCCGTAGTTTTACCCACCCCTGTGCCACCAAACAAATGCACCAACATACTATTTATACCTGTCATGGGCATCAGCGCAGTGCCAAAACCCATACCAATAATAAACCTGTGCAATTCAAACCCATCTTGATTGTAAAAGTTAAACAGTTCTTTCTGCCTATCAGCAGTACCTGCAGGGACAAATGCACTCACTAACCCCGAAGTTTTTGCAGACGGTGGGCTGAACTTTATATCTGTTTCTACCACCAGTCGGTCGCCCAGTACGAACTCCTCTAGTGTATCATCTGTCCACCCAAACTGTTGGTGCGCCTTATCTGCTGGCCCTTGTGTCTGTAGTTCATCAACCCATCTCATAGAATACTCCATTAATAATTTTAGTCCTGCTCCCATAGCTGTTACGCCTTGTGCAGACATGTGTTTACGAAACTCCTCAGTAGACGACACAGAGGATAGCGGTATGCTAAATTCTCTCACGCCATCTCTGGGCAGCTTCAGTTTATATACCGCTATCTCTCCCTGATCGGGATCGTGTAGCCGTTTTGTTATAAAGAGATCGTTTTTATATATCTCTAAATCCTCTGGATTACCTTCAGCATCTTGTACTCTTTTATATACGCCGCCGTTCTTTCCCCTGAAGTATGGGGCGGGATACGTAGGCATATCTGGCTCTGGTTCTGCCTCTGCTATGTATTCCCCAAGGTCTAATGGTGATCGTATCTTTCCCCAGTGTGGGCAACTACCGCATACATACGGGCGTCTGTCATCAAAGGTTATGCAGGTATGTCTGTGGCTAATACCCTCAATCTTTTTCTGCAGCACCTCTTCATCAAAGTCGGGGTGTTCGTCTGATATGGCTTTTGCCGCATACTCTGCGTCCTTACAGTGTTTAGCTATGGATAGCCCTGACACCCATAAAGGTTCATCAACAAGAGACTGATACGATGCAATATAGCCTAGCTGACTACACCCCACACCATCCATAGTCTTGTGCATGATGGTCTCGAATAGATATTCTTTGTTACTTCTATGTGGGGCAAACGCCTCTGCCGAACCGAATGTATACCCCTCGTCTGTCTTATCTTCTTCATCTGGCGCAAGCGCACTGCTGAACCCTTCAAGAGAGGTTGTCTCTGTGATCTCTTCATCAACTACAACCACCTCTTTAGGAACGTCACTCTTGTGGTTATGCGTTGCGGGTATACGTAAGATACTAGCGGCATCGGACGTACGGACCGGATCTGCCCTAAGTCCCAATCTCCTACAGACACGTTTGAGTTTGTTAGCTACTGGCTCCCACTCCTCACGGGACACAGGATTATCTAGAGGCCAGTATACGTGTACACCATTGCCTGAGTTGACCAGTATAGGTTCAGGTAGACAAGCCTCCACAAGAAACTCTTCTAATGCGCCGACTGCCGCCTCTTGTGATGGATAGTCTTTTTTCTCACCACAATCTAAATCTAAAAAGAAAGAACGCATTTCTTGTACGTTAATTTGTTCTCTACCAAGCACCATCTCCGGTGATTTTTGCTCACCTGCTTCTTTATAGGTAGCTAGTGCATAGTATATATCGTAACCGTCTCTGTCGTATTCATACGCAGCGGTCTCTAATTCTTCTACAGTTTTGTAGAACTGCTGTACTCTTTTGTTTCCTTTAAACCCCCAAGCACAGTATAGTCCATTGTCTCCCAAAACTGACTTTAAAAAGTCTATTGTTTTCATTATGCTACTTTCAGGTAAAAACGGTGGACTCCCACCCGAAGCCCACCGTGGTTGTGGTTAGTCTATTTTTTCTTGGTTCCCCATTTGTTGACTAATCCACTAAGGTCTTCTTCAGTCGCAGGAGCCGTAGCTTGCTCCTTAGACTTTATTTTGACGACCTTCTCTGGTTCCTTGACATCTTCCATACCGTCTTCGATTTCTGGAAGTGCGCCAAAGGATGGTGTGGTCTCATTACCTGCAACGAAACCCCCCTCAACTTTCTTAAACGGATTGTATGCTTGACGTTCTGCAAGCTTGACAACCTGTACCTGACGTAGTCTTAAAGATACACCGTAGTTCTCTTTAGTCATGGCGTAGGGTACAAACTCGACCATAACATTAACGGTGCTACCACTAGTAAGCTGAAAGCCTTCTGGTAGTAAGTTAGCATTAGAGTCGAACTGATCTGGCACAGGTACAACTCTGTTACTGTACTGACCTTTGATATTAGCAGACCCTTCCCAAGTGCCTTCATCAGTCTCCTTAAATATATCAGTAGGAGCCTTTAATTCTTCAGGCCAGTTTGATCTGCGACTACCCGCATAGATTTTCTCCATACGTGTGTACAAGTCTTCAGCTACGGACTGCTCCATAATAAAGTTTACCTTGTACTGTGCGCCCGCATCGGTGGGTTTGCATTCGACCCAACCACCTTTCTCACCCGCTTTTTCATCGTACCGATATGTCTTATCGATCTTCGGGTACATTGCGGTTACATTTGCGATGATAAACGTCTCATTCGCCATTTTGTTCTCCTTCTATAAAATGCGCCTCTATGGACGCTAGGTTGTAGCGGTACGTTTCTTTTCCCGCCTTAATATACGAGTTGCGAGGTATTTTACTATCTCTAACCCACCCTCGTACCGTCGATGGTGAAACACCAAAGTACTCTGCTAATGTTGATGAATCAACATATTTATTTGTGATAGATTGAAATCCTACTTTATCTGTCATTTGCTTGGCTTCCTTACTGTTACTGACACATCTACAGATTTGTTTAGACCCTTTGGTAGTTTATCAGGGTTATCTTCAAGAAATTCTCGTAGGTTGGACTGGTTTATCCTACGATCAAGCAATTCGGGGACTCTATTCTCTAAGACAAACGCATGGAAATGATCCCAGTCGTATGTCCAGTATTTCTCCTTGCTTGTTTTATATACTAGACCTTCGGCAGTCCTAACACTCTCAACACCATGTTCATCACAGTAGTTGAGTAATGCTGATTTGAGTTGAGTTTGCGCCTCTAAAAGTTCGGCGTCCTCTTTTTTAAACTTAGCAGAAAGCTCTGATCGCTTCGCTCTAATGTTTAAGTACGCACTAGTTAAGTTCTCTATGGATACAGACACGATTGATTCTCCATTATACGCTTGTTATTGTTCTATACGTCATATAGTGAGCAAACGCGCATTAGTCAAGTAGATCTTGGTAAAGGTTTATTATCTGTGAGTGTACGTTTATCTTCTTATCGAGTAATGCGTACATTCTACGCTCTGCCACAGAGCCTTCTAACTGAATAACTGTACATCTGTTTTTCTGACCTGCGCGATGCACCCTAGCATTTGCTTGTGCGTACGTCTCTAGAGAGGGTGTTGGCGACCACCACACCACAGTATTTGCTGCTGTAAGAGTTACCCCGTGCGCGGCACTTTGTGGTTGGATAACCAAGGCCCGGGGATTCTTATCTTCTTGAAATCTCTTAAACGTGTCTGCACGTTTTGTAGCACTCACGGCCCCCTGAATGATCTCTGTATTTATACCATCTTTCCGTAAACGGTCAGTTAGTATTTGAATAGTATGTTTGAAAGGTACAAAGATAAGCACCTTGTGTTCAGTTTCGTCTATGACTTCTTTTAACACTTTATATCTATTGTCTATGTCAAACGCTATGACTCCTCCATCGTCAGTGTATGCCGCACCAGAACTTATCTGTAGGAGTTTGTTGAGTGCTACCGCAGCGTTTACTGCCGTTACACTATCATCCGTCAACTCTAGTACCATTTCCCGTTTTAATTTGTCGTAGTACTTCTTTTGTTGTGGGGTCAGTGCCACCCTACGTTTTGTATACAGCATATCGGGTAAGTCCATGCACTGTTCTTTTGTAAACCTAATCGCAGGTTGTAAAGCAGCATGAACTACATTTATAGACGATGGCTTTGGAACCCAAGTAAACCTAGATACTTGTTGCATCACCTGATCTCTAAATCCAGTAAAGAACCTCGGCACACTCAGTGGGTTAATAAGTTTGGCTAACCCGTACGCGTCCAATGGGCTTTGTGCCGCAGGTGTACCTGTCATCATCCACAGACCACATCCTGTCTTTTCGACAATACGGTTCAACACTTTCCATCGTTGTGATCGTGAGTTCTTATAGTGTGTAGCTTCGTCTACGATTATCAGGTCAAACCCTGCTTTCTTTATGGAGTCTTCTACAATCTTAACGCCGTCGTAGTTTATCATTACGAAACGCGCACTGCTGAACAGTACTTTTTCTCTCTTAGATTTGTCTCCATGTGCTATGTTTGATGTTCTATGCGGCGCAAAGGTCTGTATGTCTTCTTGCCATGCACTATCCATAATTGACAGAGGGCATATCACTAGTACCCTATGTAGAATATTTTGCTTCATCAAAAAGTCTGCCGCCCAAATAGCACTGGCAGTTTTTCCTGTGCCTTGTTCGTTAAAACAAAAACCTTTTTTATTTTCAGTCAGAAAAGTTGCCGTCTTCTTTTGATGTTGAAACGGTTTGTGTTCCCCCGTCCAGTCATATAACTCATCCATGAGCGTGGTAACTGGTTTTGCCATTGTATTTCCCAAATTGTTCTCCTTGTTATTATCAATAATAACTACTTCTTCTTTTTTGGTTTACTCATACGCCCACCAGCGGCTCTATTTTTCTTTGGGCTTTGTAGAGTGTAACCGTCTTTATTTGAGCCACCTTTACTTAATGCTTTCTTGTGTGCAATATCCTTACCTTTGCGATTTACTTTTTTCTTATCCAGACTTCTCCTCGCACGTTGACGTTCCATGCGGTCCGCGTGTTCGCCTCTGGCTTTCTGTTGTTTGTACTCTTTCTTATATGGTCGTGGTTTATTTTTGTAAGGCATGGTTAGTTCCTTCCGTTGTGGACACATTCTAGTACGGGGCAGTGATGGTAACACAACCCTGAAGGTCTCGGGTTCCATACATCTGTCTCATATGCTTTTTCCATTCTAGCATACTTCTTTAACCATTTCCCCCACAAATCGAAACTACTCTCTATTTTATACTCAGCCTCTATTATTTCGTTGGCAACAACAAATAACAGCGCGGCATTGATATGTTTTACATCTGGAAATTTTTTAAAGATGCTCAAAGCCATAAGCTCTAGCTGTCCTTTATCGGCATACTTTGTAGACTTGCCTGTCTTATAATCTACGATCCAAGCTCGCTCTCCTAACGTATCTACGATAGCGAGATCTACAATACCACGGAACCAGACATCTTTGTCTTTGAAGCCACAAGGTTTCAGGTCTCTGGTAAGTCCTAATCTCTGCTCGGTTAATTTCGTACCCCTGAACGCCAGCAGCTCGTCTAGGACTCCTTTAACGTACATAAACTTGTCTGGAAGTGGCTTATCTTCCCCGACATAATCTTCTGCCGCTTTGTGCATTGCAGTTCCATACGTCATCGCATCTGTCTGAACGACAGGGTATTCACCTAATACAGTCACATGGTAAAACTGTTTGGGGCAAGTCTCGAAAGACTTTAATCTGCTAAACGACCAAGTTGTCATTCGCAATCTCCATAACTCTTACCCAGACCACTCTCACAGTCTATGGGTAATCCACCGGCCCAGTCAGGTGTCGTACGCATACAGCTCTCTATATATTCCTGTGCTTCCGCAGCCAGCGGGTCAGGTACGCAACATACAATACTATCATGGACGGTTAATACTACTCTATATTTTTTAGCTATTTGTAACATTTGATGCCCTATAATACAACGAGCAATAGCTTGGCATACATTCTCGACTACCTTGCCACCATATATTCTAGTGCGACCTTGGCGTGTTTTGTAATGATACTCAGTTCGCCCGCCTTCCGTCGTAGCATCTAGGTCAGTGTAAGACATCTCTAGCTGTGACGGCAACACGATTGCCCGGGCTGCCACGTTGATGTCTAAAACTCCAGACCGACCAAACCTGAACAAACTGTCGTTGTGCATTTCTTTTATGCACCTATTTGCCGCTTGCCATAAATCTCCAATATATGGGTACGTCTCTCTGTATACAGATATAATCCGCTTCGCTTCCGCCTCGGGTACTTCATACCCAAAGGTCTTGAGTTGCGCTCCAAACTTCAGATACCCCATACCATACCCTGCTCCCAAGATTGTAGTCTTTCCTACAAATCTCTGGTCTTTGGTAACTTGATCTTCGGGGACGGCGTAAATGGAACTAGCCATCTTTACATAGACATCTTCACCGTTGGCAAACTGATCAACCAAGTCGTCTTGTTCGGATAGCCAAGCTAATACCCTTGCCTCGATCTGAGAACTATCTGCATCTATAAGAGTGTGACCAACTGGAGCCTTGATACTCTTTTTTAACTTCTTACCGTTGACCCCACGGCTTGGTAAATTTTGTAGGTTTATCTTGTCATCTCCACCCCATCTCCCTGTATGTGCGGCATAGTAACGGACGGGTACAGGGAGCAGCCCACGCTTCGCAATAGATATAAACCTCTCTGTACGTGTTTCTTCCAAAGTGCTTTTAGTACCCAGTCGAGCGGCAACTAAAGATTGCACCTTGTCGTTCTCATGTTCTGCTAACGCCTTGAACCCCTCATCTGACTTTGCAAATGCGAATGTCTCTTTCCCTGTTGTCGGACTTATTTTCATCGGGGGCGTTACACCAAGATTCTCTAGCAGTGCGGCAAACTTGGGGTTGGACATCAACTCCTTTTTCGCTACTCCTGCTTCATCCAACAACGTCTCCTTACGTGAACGTGTCTCGGTAAGGTGTTCTTGTAGCCCAGCTAGATCCAAACGTAGCGTTGGCTCAATATACATTCTTAATGTAAGGTCTATTAGTTCTAACTCTTCTTGGGGAAAGTTGGGCAACATCAGCTTGAATATGTCATATGTCAGATCAACATCGTTTATAGCATACTCAGCAAATCGAGATAACTCCTCGGCAGTGAATTCATCTATGTGTTTACCCATTGTGTTTTGTATTTCTGTACCTTTGACTCCAACACCATATCTTTCGGCTACGTTTTTCAGCGATACACTTTGATCTACGCCATGTAATGCTCTCGCCATACACAGGGTATCAAGCCAAACCTTTGGACGTACATCATATAGCCAGTCCAATATCGCACCGTCGAACATCGTGTTGTGACAGAGAACGCCGCACCCAGAGAAGTCTGCTTCTGATAAGAAACGCTCGACTCGTGCAGCACCCTCTATCCAAAACGTAGGTCTGTCACCTATCTTTATCGCAAGTCCTATGACCTCGAACCTTTTATCGCGCACGTATTCTTCTGTCGTTAGTTTGCGTAACGAATACTCTCTATCGTAATAGGTTTCGAAGTCTAGGGTTACAAAGTTCACAGTTGAGAAATCTCACCACCCAGTGACATATACCCACAGACATCTACGTAGTTGTCTATGTTCTTTGTGCCGTCGCCGTGCAACCTCGCTACTTTCATCAAGGCCAACATGATCGGTACGTCATCGACAGATATAAAATCTCTAAGTCCAAGATGAGCATTCCAGTATGCCGCCATGAGTACAAAGTTGTTTGTAGCATCGCCATGCTGTTCGGCTCTGTCTCCGTTAACTAAATTCTTTGCTGTATCCAGTACATCGGATCTAGTTAATTTATCTGGCGCATCTAATATTTCTTGTGGTGTTCCAATCTTTTTCTTAATGCTCAGTGCATACCCATAAGATATACCTACGGCATCTGCTAGTTCTCTAGCTGTTGCGCTTTTGTTTTCTAATAAATACTTCCACGCTTTTTCTTGTTTCTTACCCATACTTGTCTCCCATTAACAGTATATGTGTCTTCCTGCTTTTTGCAGTTTCTTTACGTATTCTTTCAATTCACGTCTTGCTCTTGCTAGATCGTTCTTGACGTTTGGATGTCTATCCAACCTACCTTCTTCTACTACATACTTGTCTACTTCGTTACGTAGAAACCGTAACTCCGCTTCCTCCGCTTTCGTTAAACTCTGCATTATCTTCCCTCAATAGTTCATTTATACTGGATAGATTATCTTCATTTATAACCAGAGCTATCCCTCCCTGACTATCAATATCTTTCAGGTTCTTCATCTGTAACGCTGTAGGTTTATTATTTCCCGCTTTTGTTTCGATACCAAAGAACCTACCTCTGTAGCATCCAATAATATCGGGTACACCGCTACGTCCATACCCACCTGTCATCGGAAAGAAATAGTACGCACCCATTTCTTTTAACTTGTTCGTAACTCTACGTTTTACTTTTGCTTCTGGTGTCATTTTATCTCGCCCTTTTTTCGGCTATTTCTTTTAGCCTTTTTACTAATTCAGCTTTGCTTGGTTTAGCAAATCTTTGGGGCTGATGTTCTTTAAGTTTACCAAAACCCATTCTTTTTTGAGTTTTTGCGTGTTGATGTTTCTCTTTTACCATTTTAATCCCCCACTACTTTCATCGTTTCTAAATGTTTCGGTTCATACCCATAGTCGTTTATGTACTCACGCATCTTTGCTCTAGCTTCTTTTAATGTATGGAAATACAACACTGTGTTGCCTTCCTTACCTATAGGCGCGTTGCTCATAATAAGTGCATACTTCATACCTGTTGCTCTCCTTTTATCTTTGTCGGGGAATTGACGAAAAGCGTACTGCTTATCTCTGTTCAAACGCTTTCTCAACATAATGTATGGCTTCATCTTCTGCCATGTCTCTATGCCTTTGGCTTGGCGAGCAGATACTACGTTTGCTAATTTTCTCTCATACTTGTGTCTCTTACCTACTGTGATTTCTATATCATGCAGAGGTGCGTTCGCCGGTATCGTGAAAGCATTGTCACACACAGACACATCTAGACCAGACTTCAGACACGCGACAATGTTGTCTATCTCTCCTTCGGCAATACTATCAAAGTTTCTGTCTATGACTGCCGCCGAAGTATATTCGTCTACTTCATCCAGATCTACGTCATCCCAGTTTTCTAGTTCTTTGTTAGTTACGAATACGGACGGGCCATGTCTATTGCTACTGGCCTTAGACCTGTACCACCTAACACGAATGTTACGTAGTCTCTCTTCTTCATCCTCAAGTTCTACACGTAGAGAATTCATTGTGCGGTCTCCTTGGCAATGAACAAACCAATCCAATTCTCCGCACTGACAGTGTTTTCGGGAAAACAACCTACTGGCAAAAAACCCACCCACCGCTGTCTGGGGCTACCGTAATCAAAAAAACTGGCATCGGTTATTATCGATAATAACACAGAGCGATTATTTGTATATCCAAAATATGTGTTCATTAATACGCTTCCCAACACCAACTAAAGAGTTTGTCGATCTTTCCCCCCAGTCACAAAATGAGAGTGCCGACAATTTTCTTTTGACCCATTCAGGCAAATCAGTTTCTGACATATATACCCCCGAAACATCGATTTCAAGAGTAAATATGTCCAAACTTGTAATTTCGAACGTAGAGTTGTCTGGGTTTACTTTTACGCGATATGTTTCATTCATGCGTAAAATATAGGTTGACTGATACTTAATTACAACCTATAAATAAATTGCTTAGATCTGTGATATCAGAGCGAGGGGCGCGGCGTTTCCTTTTTTTCGATATTAAATCCACCGCGCCCCTCATTATTTTACTTATGTTTTTCTCCAAGCTCTTATGCCGCCACAAGCTTGTTTTGCAGTGACCACTTTGCCTTTAAATAATCGTTTCACGGCTAACCCAAGAGAAAGGGCTTCGGCAGGGTTTTTAAGAAGAACACTATCCCCAACCTCCATATCCTTCGCTAGTTTTACCCATCTGTTCCTATCCTTTGGTAACGGTATATTTTTCTCGATCTTCATACTACACACCTCCCTTCTTCTGGCACAACGTAGTAACAGTTACTTGCGGCTTTGAAGCCAACGCCATCGATGTACTGACCGTTCTCCAAGAACGACAAAGACGATATCTTACGTTTATCGTTTTCGTCCAGATCATCAGCCTTGACCCACTGAATATCTCTGTGTTGCTGTTGAAACGATTTGAGATCGAACCAATAGTCATCTGCATTGATTGGGAACCTAGCCGCCTGTTGCTCACCAAGATACTCACGTATGTAGATAAACTTGTGTATCTTTGGACGCTTCTTAGTCTCGTTCAACTCCGACAATGCTTCATGTATCTCTTCGATCATGCTACGTACGTCGGCATACAGAAACTCGTACCCACTAGATAGCAAGTGACCCAACTCCTTGAACGTGTTACCTCGCTCTCGAATGTCATTAGTCATCGCATTTAATTTCTTGGTGTACTCGTTATCGGCTTGATAGCCTACGTCACGCCAGTCTCTTTTGAAATCATCAAAGCTTATGGCGATATGTTCGATAGGTGACCACGGGCGCAGATACCTTTGGGCATTCTTCACAGCCTTGTCTATACGCAATGCAGATGACGCATGATAGTTAGACTGACCCGAACTGTACTTTTTGTTCTCAATGTTTTTAGAAACAACGTAGTACTTGTCTCCACCTGTGCCTGAGTGTGTCATGTCACAGAACCCAACATAACCCATCGTGTAGTTATCATTTTCACGATACACCCACGCGGTGGTGTTGCTACGAAAACACGTCTTGCAATTCAGTGCTTTCTCCACAGCCTTGCGAAAGTTAGTAGTCTCGACACTTTGGTTTAGTTCACCATCACCATGAGTCTCGTAACTAAGATCCAAGTCACAGATCGGTGTGTATATTGCTTTAATTATTGCCATTTGTTTTTCCTTACCAAGGTCTAAGTTTAGGCCGTACAATATGTGACGCGACCTCGCTTACGTCACAATGACCTTCTGTTGCATTGATTTTATCGTAGAGCGCACCGCTATCTAGTAGTACGCTCCAACAGGCGTCCTCGCTAGGAAACCAAACACTGAATTGCATTTGGTGTTCCATCACTGAGTAACCTATAGTTAGTAAAGTCCAGAACTCCATTACCGTAGATCTCCACTTGTTACGTGAACGTGTTTGCCTACGGGCGGTACACAAGACGGATTGTTCACGATAACCCACAACACTGGATGATCCCAATCACCGAACCCATTCCACATTTCACCATCGGTAACAACAATGGACGCGGTTGGATTGACGTGATGTTCACGTAGGAACGGTGGCACACAGCGCACATCAGTACCGCCACCGCCACAAGGGTTTGTAGTATCCTCTACCTTGTCCAGTTCGTCCCTCTCGTAGCGTTCGTGTCCAGACACCTTTGTATCCCAATAGATAACGTGCAGTTCTTCCGGTGTAACGTCCATTGCGGCCTTGGCTGTTGCTCCAACCACAACCTTGATTTCGCTCTCACCGATAGAGCCAGACATGTCGTTGGCACACACCAAGCTTTCTACAGTCTCGCTGACCGTAGACGGCATGATCATATCATACTGCACGTACCTACGATTAGGTTTGCTGTACGTACCAAAGTCTTTGCCCGAACAGTAAGTCGTAACGAAGTCACGTATCTGCTCACGGAAATCAATGGGTGGCTTGAGCAATTCCTTAAGGTGTCTTGCACCACCAGTTCCCACTTTACCTGCGACGATAGCCCCCTGACGTATAGCTTCGTCGATCTCCTTGGCGTTCTCCTTGGCTTCGTCTATAGACATGTCCTTGGCTTTCTCGAAGTCATGCTTGTCTCGAAACCCCTGTGGTACACCTTGACCATTGCCCTTGTTATTATCGATAATATCTGAGGGCTGTCCTGTCTTAGGATTAGTGGGTCTACGTGGTGGTTTACCTTTCTGTTTGTCATCATACAGATCCCAGAAGATCCGAGCGGTATCCCACGTGTCATCATACTTAGGATCATACAGTGCGCCATCAATCCAGTCGATAAGATCACCGTACTTAGACTTGTCACTGTACAAATGCCAGATCAGATAGTTGATGTAGTAGTCCATAGACATGTTCGCCAACTCAGGATCTATCTTCCAGAGGTGCGCCCATGTGGTAAGATGTTTTAGCATCTTGTGATAGTTCTCATGTATGATGACAAAGCGTAGCTGTCCGTCACCCAATGGATCACAGTAGTTACGACCATACCATTCGTTACGACCATCAGTGCAAGCAGTCATCGAGGGATCATCGTCATCAATCGTACGATCACCGATAATAATTATGCCTGATAGTTCAGGCGCGTCTTTCATTAGACGCATCACATTTTTAGCCAAACGCTGTTGTAGCGTAAGATTAGTACTTCCTAGTACAAACATAGATTATTCTCCTT